GATATACCTGCTGATGTAACAGGTAACATAACTTGTGCCCAAGGTAAATCTTCTGTTGGTAAATCTATTTTGTTACCTGTATGATGACCAAAACATCTGACTTTTACACGACCTATTTGATATGGGTCTTGTCTATCTTCTACAACACCATAAAACCATATAAATCCATCTAATCCTACAAATTCTTGTGATTCTTTTTTCATGTTAAAATACCTTTAAATCTTTTTATAAATTCTGGTTCATCTGGATTAATTACTTCTTCATCATAATCTGTTCCTGTTACACCTTTTTCATTTATATTTAGCACTTCCTTATCACAAGCAAGATACTCTTTACCAACACTATCTTTTGCACAGGTCAATAGTGTTACATGTTGTTTAACTTGTATTAAATGTCTTACCTCTGTTATAAGATATCTTCCTGATAGATAAGGGTCTTCTTGTTGAGATTTTGATTCTCCACTTGCATTTGTTAATGTAGAGAAATTTATAACTTCGCCAGCACTAACTGCCGTGTTACCTGGCACTAATAGTTCTATAACCATAGTATTAAATGCTTGTTTTTGTGCCATACTTTTTTGTAATGTATCTTCAATAGGAACAGTATCTATTGGTTGTCTAGTTGTAGCAGTTGCTTCTTCTCCTCTACTTGCTATTTTTCTTTTAAAAAAAGGAATCATTTCTTCTGTATCATGCATACCAGTAGTTGATGACTTAAACATATATTTACCTTCAGTAAAATCACTCATAAGTTTATTATCTTCAAAATTAAATATAGGCATGATACCTGAATTTACTGATTCACCACCTGTTTTTAATTGTCCCATATGTCTTTGTCTATCATATTCATGAGGATAACTAAAGTCTCTTTCATCAAAAGTTTTATTAAATGAATTGTAAGTTACCAATCTACTTGCATATACACCTTTTCGTATGTTGTGTAATGAATCATATCTTTTTATTATTTTAAACTCTATTACTTTACCTAAATTACCTTCTGAACCGTCTGATGACTTATACATTTTACCTGAATCTGTTTTAGGTGAATCAAAATAATCCATAACAGGTTGTTTATATGCCTTACCTGTGTGATACATTGCCTGTAATGATTTAAAATGAAATCCATTTGATGTTTCGTAAAAATGAAATCCTGCATTATTAGATTTTTTACCTATTGATTCTTTTGCTAAGAATTTTATAGCACTAAATGGTGACATTTTAGGAATAACATATTTGGGTTTTAATTTTGTTTTTTCATAATGTAAGTCTTTAGGTGAACCTAATGATGTTTTTAATATTAATCTAACAGAATTATCTATTGTATCATGATATGCTTTTGATAACTTTCTTTGACTGTTTCTTACTTCTTCTTTACTGCAAAACTCTAGTGTATATAATTTTGAACCAGGTGTTGGTTTAGATATATTATTAATCTTGTAGATGAACATTGGATTTTTAACAAAATCATAACCTTTAGGATATTTTGTATCTTTAGGTGAAAATCCTGGTGTATGTAATTTAAAAGATAATATCTCATGACCGGTTAAAGGCAAATCATCTAGTACACTAGCACCATCAACAAGTGTTATATATCCTGTCAATACATGTTTATTAATGCCTTCAAATATTTGAATCTCTTGCATTAACTGTCTGATGTTAATACTTACTCCCTCATTTGAACCTGGTTTAGCAATGTATGATGTAAGTAATACTTCTTCAGATAATATATAAGAACCTGATTCTTTTGCCATAATTTATTTCCTTATCAATGTTATAAATTCTTCTATAAATGAATCAACAAATTTATTATCTAATAGTTTTATTAATCTTTTTTTGTCTTGTAATCTTTGTTCATATTCTCTATTAGATACTGGAGTAGCACCTGATACTGTACTATTAACCTCTATCTTGTGTGTATAATCATCTGGACCATTACCTGTTTGTTTTCCACTTGACTGTGTTATCTCGTAATGATGTATGCCATCAGGATTAGAATACTTGTCTTTTATAAACAATTCTAATTCTTGTTCTGACATCGGCCAATCATAGTATCTATCTTGAATATTATTTGTAAGTAATATTACCCAATGTAAGTCTGGATTGCCAAAGTGTTTAAATGCAATATTTTCAGGTGTCTCTCCTGATTTAACATCATACTTATTATATAAAGTTATGTTATCTAAAATACCATCTCGTATTTTAACTCTAGACATTATATCTGTTACTGATTTAAAATATTTCTTATCTAGACTATATGCTATTTTTCTGAAGTTGCCAAAATACATTAGTACCCACCTGCTACTGTTTCTTTTGTTATAATAGACATTTCACTAAATTGTAATTTCATTTTCATATGTTGTGGTGAAGCACCATCTGAATCTGGTTTTAGTGTTGTAAACTTTTCACCTGGTGAATAGTCTACATCCATATTTGTCAATACACATTTTGCAAGTTTAGGTATATATGTATTTTCGTTTTGTCTATACATGTACATTATTTGAAACTGCGATGGACTTATAAAAAATCCTTCAGCAGGTGATAATGCTGGTAACATATGAAACTTAAATAGTTTGATAATCTTATGTACTTGCTCTAATTCTTTTTTATTTTTGGGTGCAAAATCAAAATCAAAATTAAATGGTCTAAATGGTACAGATTTAAATGCCATCTCTAAATTAGGATTTATTGCCATACCTGATTTTCTATCTATCACAGCACCAATTCCAGGTGCAAACATTTCAGCTGCCCCTTGTATTGCTTGTTGAGCAATCCTACCTAACATTTCACCACCTTTCATTCCGTCTGCAATGTTACCACCTGTATCACCTAAGAATCCACCCGCTATTCCTGTTTCTGCATTTTCATAATTCGCCTTATATTCAAACTTTGTTTCAGCAGGTGTATATAATAATATACTACTGCTTGCTTTTTGTGAATGTGTGTCTTCAAATCTATCTCTAGGTTTGTTTTTCATTTGTGAAATCTTTTTACCTGCCTGTTGAGCATTTGCCTTTGTCTTTTTTAAGTAGTCTATGTTTTGTAAATCATCACCTTTAATTTGGTCATCAAACCAATTACCTAAACCTTCTAAAACTTTTGAACCAAATGCATCAACAATTTCACCATAAGCAGAATCTACATCATCTGTATCTATTGTTAAATCTAGTTCTCCTCTATTTGTAGTAGGATTTACTAGTTTTGATTTTACATTTTCTAATATATCAAATTGTACATAATGACCATCACCTAACTGTCCTACTTCTTGAGGATAATGAAAATATGTAAATGTAAATGGGTCATTTTCTAATGGTTGAATATCACTATCAGATAAATTTAATGAGGATGACTGTGCTAGTTTTGACCCAAGCATTTGTGATGTTTCTGATTGTGTTGTATTTGTCTGCCCAAACATCAAGTTAGACATGTTTTTAAGTATACTCATAGTTACCTCTTATTATTACTTATATTTATAACATAAATAGTCATATGATATCATCTAAAAAGAATAAAACTTATAAAGCGCCACATAAGGGTGTCTTCAAACCTAAGAATCCTAAGAAATATATAGGTGATTCAAATAATATTGTGTATCGTTCTTCATGGGAAAAGAAATTCATGTTATATTGTGATAGAAATACTGACATACTACAATGGGCAAGTGAAGAAATGTATGTTCCGTATCTTAGTCCTGTTGATAAAAGAATACATAAATACTATCCTGATTTTATTATTAAAACATCTGATGGTAGAAAGATTATGATTGAAGTTAAACCTGCCATACAATGCAAACCACCTAAACCTCGTTCTCGTAAAACTAAAAGATATCTTCAAGAGCAATTAACTTTCATTAAGAATATATCTAAATGGAAATCTGCAAAAGAATATTGTTCTGATAACGGACTTGAATTTAAAATCATGACCGAAAAAGAATTAGGTATTAAGTAACTGCCTCAACATTATCAGTAGAAGGTCTTGGTGATACTTTAGTTTCTACTGATGTTTTACTATTTGTTTGATTGTTAATGATATTCATCGTAGGATTTGAACCTACTCTATCTGATAATGCACTTCTTAAACCTGTTTGAAATTTTAATTCTTCATTTGCCTTTTCAGCAGTTTCTCTTTTACTTTCACCTGTCCAGAAATCATTTTTAAATCCTGAAGCATCCCCAGCGTCTGCTTCTCTTCCTTTTATATCAGCATCCGCTTTTAATTCTTCATCAGTCATTTGACTAGTACTTTTTACACCTCTGTCTGTCGCCCCTTTCACAGTCTTCTCATCAGCAGAAGCACCAATTGGGTCTAAACCAGGAACCCATGAAGCAATATAGTTATATGCACCTGTTACTCCAGAAATTAACATTTCAATTGCACCTTTAATTAGTGTAAAGGCACCTACTACTACAGCTATAACTGCGGCCACTTTTAAGAATATTGGTAAAAAGGTTATCATAAAAAATGTACCAATCATTTTAACTACTTTTCCTAGTTTTAAAAACATTGAACCAAGAAAACCTAGTGGTGAACCTTCATCATCTTCACCATCACCAGCAAATTTGTCCATATTTTTAGAAAGTGCTTTAAATGGTTTTGCAAATTCTTTTACATTATCAGCCAACCCTTTAAATGCCATAAAAGGTCCTGTTACAATTTCATGTAAACTCTCGCCAAATTCTCTTATAGGTCCTGGTATGTAATCTTCTTCACCTTCTTCACCTCTTCTAGGTGTCATTTCAGGTCCTAATCTTTGCTGTCTTGCTTCTTGTACTTCTTCAAGTTTTTTAATAGTATCAAGGACTTTGATAAGTTTATCTTTTACTTCTACATCACCATCATTTGCTTGTTTAACAAGTACATCTCTTTCTTTTTCTTTGATAGAAAGTTTTTCTTGTACTTTTAATAGTTTGACTTGTTCAGTTAATATTTCTTTTTGACTTAATTGTCTAGCTTCATTATTTTCAGTAACAACAGCAGGTACTCCTGCTTCTGTAAGTTTTTGTACCTCAGCAATAGCAGCTTCTCTTTGTTCTTTTGCCATTTGCACAACTCTACCACCAAAGTCCATAACAAACTGTTCATTTACATTTTCTAACTTATCACAAGCTTTATCAAATTTTTCAGGTATACCACTTTCTAAATCTTCTTTCAGATTGTCTCCTATTCTTTTCAATTCTTTTGGAATTTTAATAATAGCAGGACCTATCTTAGCGATAGGTGAAAAAATCTTTTTGAAAGTATTAGCAAGAGGTTTTATATCCTCTTCCTTACTAAATTTTACATTTTCTGCCTC